GGACATAACCACATCAGTACCATTACCCCGCAAATACGAACCGCTGGTAACTGCGCCAGCCAGAGCATCAATTGCTGCTTGCCTTGAGGTCTCTCCTGTGCCGCCATTAGCGATTGGCAGTGTGCCATCCACATGCGTAGCTAAACCAATCTTGCCCCAGCTTGGAGCCGCAGCGACGCCGCCTGAGATCAAAGCATTACCTACTGCAACGTCAGCCAATTTGGCTAGTGTCGTAGTGGTATCCGCATAAAGCAAATCGCCCACTGCGTACGACGTTATACCTGTACCACCATAAATTGCGGCAATAGCCGTGGCGTTCCACGTACCAGCAGTTAGGGTACCTACACCTGTCACACCAGTATACGAGCCAGACAAACGCGAAGTGCCCAGAGAACCTGAAGTGATGTTGTTTGCGTTTGTCGTGTCTGTCGTCGCCGATGCCGCCAGACCTGATACCGCTGCTGAACTAATAGCAATTGCCGTGTCTACTGCGTTGGTAATTTGCCCTTGCGCATTGACTGTAAAAGTGCCAACAGAAGACTGCGTTCCATACGTCGCTGCCGTTACTGCGGTGTTGGCAATATTAAATGTGTACGATGGGGACTCGTTTAGTCCTGTCCCTGCTGTGTAGGTAATCGGTGCAGAAAACTGCTGGAATACAATTGCCGTCGTACCAATCGTTATCGGAGGTGCCGTCTGCTGCACCCAAGCGGTGTTGATGTTCGCAGTGCCGCCAGTAACTAAGAAAAAGTCGCCCTCGTCAATCTGGTCAACTCCAGTCCCGACGGTGTCAAAATCCGTAGCACGAGTCAGAATAAAGGGAGCACCGGGCGATGAGTTACCAGCCTGAGTTAACGTATACACGCCATTCTCAGCACCGTTTGCTTGGTCCTTGATTAGAATACGTGTGCCGTTATCCGCAGGTGAAGTAAACGTATAGCCGTCAACCGTCAAAGCACCATTTGCATTTGCTGTAAGTGTAGCTCCTACGCCAGATACCCCATTGTTATATGTAGAAGCAGGTAACGCTGCGGTAGTTGCATACCCCACTGCTTCGTGGAAGTGAATACCAGATGCAATAGCGTCGGCGTATTGCTTATTAACAATGTCCGTGTTGGTAGTCGGAGTGGTGGTGATTGTGCCTGTGGTCAGCGCGATTGAGTTTGCTGTCAGCGCATCAAAGGCTTGTTGAACCGTGTAGGTATTGGCTGTGTCTTTGTAGACTGCCCGCTCTGATGGGTACGTACAGAATACGTTTTTAGTGCCCGCCAAGAAACTTACAAGCGTACCGCCAGTACTTGAGGACAGCACAGTGGTTCTAGAAAGTGTAGTACCCGACGAAGTGTACGTACCAATACCAACTTCCCAATCGTGTAATAATGGGTCAACGATGGCGTAGTATGTAGTGTTTCCGTTACCTATGGCCGCAAAAGATTGGTAACCAAGAACCGCGCCGCCAAGCGTTATTGTGCCCGTACCTACCGTAGTAGTTGTCTCTTGAACTCTGTCTTTAACTATGAGCGCCATGTTTTATTCCTGCGTGTTTATTAGTTGCCACGATACCGACTGCGAGTCGTCAATAAGCTCCCAAAGAAGCCTTCTAGTCAGCTGATCCGCCGCTACTGCACCTTCAGTAATATTAGCAATAAACGCCGCCGACACCAATATTGTCGCAATCGCTTCAGCGCCTTCGCTTACCGTCGCACCAAACGTTGACGCCTCTACTAACGCACTGTCGGCACCAGCACTGCTTTCTCCTACGACACTACTAAACACTACCAGCGCACTACTTACTTCCGAGCCGGTACTTGCTTCTGATAAAGTGGCGTTAAGAATTACAGCTGATATGGCACTGTCTGCCCCAACTACAGTTTCGCTATTTACGGGGGTAAATATTGCCGCCGCCGCCGTTATATCTAATCCGGTTACAGCTTCTGCAATATCACACTGAATAGCTAAATTAGACGCCCTTGGGTCAGCCGCAAACGGCGAATTAGCGTAGGGGGTATCAGCAAACACAATTTATGCCGCATCAAGGCTAAACGTATACGTTACATTAAGCGTATCACCCGCAACTACGACTCGGTCCCCCGGAGACTGAAAATCCGATTCAGAAAACAGGATACCTGATGTACCGCTAGACACTGAACAAAGAAACGCTCCTGCAACCGTGCCACCACCACCTGAGATAGTGAATGAAGATGGGGACGCAGAATTATCCAGTACCGAAGGGTCCGCAGTTGTTGCGGTACCAAATGTTACGGCTTTTCGTGCCCCTACGTAGTCAGTAAACTCTGTCCATGCTTTTGACGCAAGAGTGTCTGCTGCCGCAAACGTGGTACCTGATCCGGGGCCAGTAACCAACCCAAGATACCAAGCCGCTGTATAGGTAGAGCCTTTAAAATACTTAGTGTTCATGTCTTGCAGACCTTGATTGACTACAAGGTTGTGTTTAGAGGTTTCCCACTTAAGGTTGCCATCTTTATCTAAACACTGAACATGAAATACTCCGCCCGCTTGCATACCGTCTGACACGCCTGTACGCGCTGTAAGCGACGAACTCACGTTGTCTACTCCTGATGATTTTGCGATAAGCATAATAACCTCTTAAGGGAAACGAATTAAAGCCGTCGTTGCCGTATTTTCTGGCATGGTGACGGTGTTGCTGGTTGAAGTAAACGTCTTATCCGAACCGAAGTCCAGAACAGCTACCGATTTATTGCTACGAGTTACGTTGTAAATTAAAGCGCCACGGGCGGTAAAGTTAGCGCCGGGCCAAGAGACATCAGCAAAGTCTACGTAGACTGTCCCCGTATTTACATCCGTGCTAATTGTCGCACCTGTCACTGCAACTCCACCCGCTACATATCCAGTGCCTGTTACTTCGTTAGTCGCTGTATAAACTGTAGTCAGTGGGCCAATATCAGAGAACGCCGTGTACAACGCCATTTTCAACGTATCGGTCGCCAAGTTTTGCCCTGCTTGGAGCATCTCTTGTTTAAAGCTATTTGTAAGGCCCTGTTGGATCGCCATTACGGATTCACCTTAATCTTAGCCTGACCATCACGATACGCATCACCACGCTCAAGACCTGTACCCAGACGATTCAACTGACCCATAGCTTCATCGTACTTAGTTTTATACGCCAGCATCATATCCTGCTCACCCTTCAAGAAGATGTAGGCCTCAAGCAACGCGCCATACAACAACACCGGCGAGTAGTTGTCGCCAAGCCATGTGCGCCCGTCAGCCGCTACAGTAATTGACTCAGGGTAGTAGTAATAATGAAGCTCGACGTTGTAGCTGGCATCAGGCGTAGGCCCAAGGATAAAACTCAACTCGTCTGTAACAATATTGGATATGACTGTCGGGCCAAACAAAGCGTAGTACTTAGGAAGCCCTGTATCAGTCGAGTTGGGGTACGCCGCCCGGATGAAGTTCACATCCTTATTCAGCAGGTACTCGTAATTCTCGTTAGCGGCCCCAGCGTTCTCAATAACCGCGATTGAAAAAACCGACAAAAAGTCATTTGGGCATGACAAGTACTTATTATTTGCCGAAGTCACGCCTGTGACGTTTTTACGCAGCGGTGGAATCTGCACCGTGTTATAGATGCGCTCTTCAGCCTGCGTGATAAACAAGTTGATCTGTTCAGTGCCGTCAGACGTGGTCGTGCCTGTACCTGCTACGTTCGTCCACGTATTTGTGGGGAAGTCGTTTTGCAGGTAGTTCTTAACAGCAATAAACAGTTCGTTGTAAGTCATGATTAACCCATCGGACCGCGAGCCATCGTGCCTTTAGTAGCTGCGCCAGTGCCACGGATTTTGATACCGGTGGTTTTGGTTTCTTTGTAGTTGCCCTTGGAAAGGCCGGCCACTGAAATGTTCATGTCGTCCATGCACTTGGCACCTGATGCGCCTTTGGATGGTTCTGCTTTAACTTGTTTGCCGTCCATAGTATGTGGCTCCGCGTAAACAGCAGCTTGGCCTACTTCTTTGCCGCCCTGCTTTTGTGAAAATTTAGCCATAATCAACCCGATTTTTGATTAGCCGCACGCGCTAGATTACGGCCCATGGACTTCATTGCGTCAGTAGTGACACCGCCCTTGGCCATTTTGTGCATACGCTTCTCGTGGCCTTTGACCGCCTTCTTGGCAATCTTTTCCATGAGTGGTTTGTCCTTCTTAATGTCTTCGTGTTTCATATAAACTCCTATGTAATCGTTACTGTACCCACAACTCCGGCAGATACCAAGTAGTTTGGTGTCAGCCCCGCATCATTGGCGCTGGCTCCGCCCACTGGCCTCCAGCCCCACTGAAACACCCGGCTACCGCCTGACGGATCGCCATTCTCATTTATGCCGGTACCCACCGTCTCTGTCAACTGCAACCCTGTGTAACCTGCTTGGTAGTAACTCAAGTCAGGCCGGGGGTCCCGCAGACCTTGCGGGTCATCCACTGGGTACATACCCAACTGAAGCTGCGGTTGATCTGGGTCCCAACAAGTGGGGCACACCAGCAAGTTATACGTCTTGGTCTTCAAGACCTGCTTCTTCAGTTCCTTGAGCTTGTACCGCTGCCCGCACCGGTCGCACTCCGCAATGGCATGTTTGCCCGATGCAAACCTGTTGCCCATGGTTAACCACCACCAATAAAGTACTGTCTTGGAACAAAACGAACTGCCGCACGGTCCTGATCTTCATTTGCCGCGTTGTTCCACGCCTCATCATACTGGGCTTTAAGAATGTCCAGTCGAGCCAAACCTTCCGGCACTTTCAGTGCAATGTAGTACGCCAGACCTGCGGCCAAGCAGGGGATAAAACGAAACGGCACATCCATGGTTTTGGTACCCCCCGAACCCGCATCCTGAATACGGCGCATACGCCAGTAAACAAACTGGTAGGTATAGGCACTGTCTGGGGTTGGCCAGACGGTAATGCTCTGTTTTTGGGACAGATACATCGGGGCGCTGATCGCGTGGATGGTTGCAGTTGTGTCGCCTTGCCCACGTGTGCAATTAAGCAAGTATGCGGGGTTGCCGCCTGCCGCAGGCTGCGTTTCGTTAAATCCGATTAACTCCGAACCAATACGAATGAAACCAGCGGTGGGGACGCCCACCAGCGAGGTCACAGGAATAGTGGTTGCTGCCGCTGAAATGCCCGCCTGCAAAGTCCCAGTAAGTAAAGACTCACTACCAGACAAACGCTGCACCCAAACTTGAATTGGTCGGCCTTGAATCAGCTTGTTGGGGATGGTAGCGTAGGTTGATACGCTGATTCGGGTGATCGTCAGATCGGCTTGATTGTTTGGCTGGTTGGCATTAGTCCGAATAACATGGTCCAGCAGATCAACAGTATCGTCAGGAAGTGCATACGTTGGTTGCCCCTGTGTCAAAGTAATCGTGTTCTGCTCAAACGTCCACATGTTCACGCCACGGTTTGCCCAATCGGCAAAAAGGAGGTTCAAAGACCTCCGGGCTGTGCGCAAATCGTAGCCGGTACGCAACTCTGAACCGGCGCGTTCAAACGCTTCCTCAACCAT